GAGTAGTCGTACTTGTCCCCATGCACTTCTCTGGCACGAGCTACAAACTGGTCCTTTGTGTAGGCCTTAAAGGCCACGCTGCCCTCGCGCCACGATAACGCCCCCATCGGAAAGCTCGCGCTCAAGGGTTGCGATGGTCCAGTTAAACATTCTGTGCCTCCATGTGCGCCGCGTAGGCGTCGATTACGTCTTGGGTATGCACCGCAGCACACACCGCCTTCACCTTGGCATCCTCGGCGCTGTAGTCGTCACCGGGGGCCACAACGTGGCGGTGGAAAGACCGGCTGATCTCCTCGCCGTCGCGCTTGATTACGGTAGCCGTGCGCACCTGAACGTGGCTGAAGTCGCCCACGATCTCCACCTTGTCTGCAAAACTTTCTTCGGTTAATGCCATTGTGTTTCTCCTTGGTCCGCCTCAAGAGTCCACTTGAGGTAATTAAGATCCTCGATAAGTTACTGTTAATTCTATATATTTACCTGAGCCTGCCGTGACTGCGGAGGCTACCCAAGCGCCACTATCTATAGTTGAATAAAAAGCCACGTCGGTAGTGTTTCCCGTCGCCCAAGGAATGATCTGCACTGTATTAGCGGCAAAAGCAATTCCGTATAGACTAACTGAACCTTGTGGGTTAGAAGTGGTAGAATTACTGACAGTGAAAGGTAGCCCGGTAATTTTCATAGCACCAGTAGCCCCACTCAAATCACCCGGCCCAATGCGAACTCCGACAGTCACAAGGTTTCCGACTTTAGTATAAAATCCGGCTGCTGTTGGAGGCGTTGTTGGAGGTGTTGAATATGTTGTCCAAGTTGCAGTCCAAGTCCCCTCCTCGTAATCGTCTAATTGATTCGCCGCAGCCGTGCCGCCGAGGTAGATTCCGTCTGCTACAACCGTGCCCGTGTCGGAAGGGCTAGTCGTCGTCCCCACCAACAGGTTACCGCTGGCGTCGATGCGGGCGGCTTCGGCTGCGTTAACAGTAAATTGCATGCTGTTGTCAGAGTGCCCGTAAAGCAATCGACCCACATTTCCATCGTCTGAATCGCCAAACTCAATAAACGACGCTGCCGTGTTAGCTGCCTTAATTTGAAGTTTGGAGTTACCTGTGGTGGAGGTAAAGAATACCTCTCCGCCTTCTACATGGAGGTTTCCAGAAGGCGAACTCGTCCCGATCCCGACGTTTCCGCTGGAGTCGATGCGCATGGCTTCGGTAGCATCTTGATACGCACCCCCGGTTCCGAAAAGCAAATCAGTCGGCTGACCGCTTGCAGATGTTGAAAGCCCACGAATAAATGCGCCTCTAGTAGCAATAGTGGACGTAGACAGCCGCAGTGTTGCCGAACCGTTCGTGCTATTGGAGGGATTGTTAATACTAGCTGCAACATCACCGCCAGAATTACTGTTAGACACATGAAGGAGATACCCGGGACTCGTCGTCCCAATCCCGACGTTTCCGTTCTCAATGGCGAATACATTACCGTCCGTTTCATTGCTGATAATAAATTTATCGTTAGTCGCCCCAATAAGGTTCCAATATTCCGCCAAGGCGCCTTCTAACCGGAAAATGGCATTTCCGGATGCGGGGGCAATATGTAAAGCTTCGGCAGGTGAAGTCGTACCAATACCAAGACTCTCCGCACTCGCATCCCAGAATAACTTCGGCGTCGTGCCGGTGTCTTCGTAGAAGGAGATGTCGCCGTTGTTGGCAATATTAACTCTGTTTTTAATTCCCGTTCCGTCTGAATCGGTTAGGAAGTAAATTTGCCCATCGTCTTTATTAGTTGTATCGCTTCCTCCCGAAACTCTTATCGCCGCTACTTGAGTTCCATCCCAGTTACCCATTATTTCACCAAGAATGGAACCCGATGCAACCCTATTTGCATCAAAAGTTAGGCGGTTATATGTGCTTCCCGATGATTGAATTGTTAAGCCATTGCCGCTGGACGATGTGTCAATCGTAATATTTTCATCAGCCGTGACGGTGCCGTCAACATTCAAGCTGGTATTAAACTGCCCAGTCGTCCCCGTAATCGCCCCAGCACTCGACCCGCCAATGGTCACGCCGTCGATGGTGCCGCCGTTGATGTCCGCCGTGGTGAGGACACTACTTGCTAAGGTGACCACTCCAGTGGAGTCCGCGATGCTGCCCGCAGCGGTGCCGTCCTTAGCTTTGAGGTTGGTGACTTCGATGTTCGTGGTATCAACCGTGGTCGCGTTGACCGTGGTCGAGGTAAGCGTCGTAGGCGTAGCCGTGCCGCCGTTAATGGCATCGCCAGAAATCTGATCGTTGGCTACCGTGAAGGTGCCCGCCGAAACGTCCAGGGTCTTACCAGCTCCAACAGTAATGTCTGTTCCATCAATAGTACCACCATTAATGTCGGTAGTAGTCAGCACAGAACTTGCCAGGGTCACAACACCCGTTGCATCTGCAATAGAACCTGCAGAAGTACCGTCTTTAGCTTTGAGGTTAGTAACTTCAATGTTTGTAGTATCAATAGTCGTAGAGGCAAGGTCAGTAATCGTAACAGCCGCAATGGTGCCGCCTTCAACCTTATCTCCAGAGATTTGATCGTTTGCAAGCGTTAGGGTGCCTGCAGAAACATCTAGGGTTTTGCCCGCCCCGACCGTTACGTCGGAGGTAGCGATGGTGGCTCCGTCAATCGTGCCCCCGTTAATATCGGGAGAGGTAAGGGTTTTGTTAGTAAGGGTTTGCGTACCCGTCAGCGTAGCCACCGTGCTGTCGATAGCTATGGTGACCGTGTTGCCTGTGGCCGACGTATTAAGACCCGTGCCTCCAGAGACCGTAAGGGTTTCGGAGTCTAGGTCGATAGCAATAGTCCCAGAGTCTGTAGTCACATCTAGGTCTTGTGCCGTTACTTGCGCATCAACATAAGCCTTGATAGACTGTTGAGTAGCAAGCGCCGTATCACTATCTGAAGATAACGTATCTTCATCAAGGATTGCCGTGACGGTTGCGCCCGTAGCTAACTCAAGACTTGTATTAGCTTTTAGGGTTGTGCCCGTAATAGCCGCAGCCGTAGTTGCACCAATAACAACCCCATCTACTGTACCGCCATTAATATCTGCAGTGTCTGCTACAAGACTATCAATGTTTGCGGTACCATCAAGATAAAGGTCTTTAAATTCTAAAGACACGGAACCCAAATCAACGTCGTTGTCAGTAACCGGAACTACCGCACCATCTTGAATTCGTACCTGTTCAACTGCAGCACCACCAACCTCTACATAAAAACCCCAACGGTTATTAATGCTGTCGGCTTCAATTTTATTAAAAAAATCTAGGTCACCAATACGATAAATGTTTCCGCCTTGGCCTGAAGAACCATCGTGGCGGTGGCCGGTGCTAGAATCACTAGACCCAGAATAAGTAAAAGCATTTACAAGTTGATTATATTCGTCGTTAAACAGGCTAGCAGAAATAGTATCGCCATCGTTAAACGAGCTTTGTCGAGTATAATTCTGAGCCATTTATTCTTATCTCCTGCCAGAAGGCATGTAATCTATGTACAAACCATTAATTGAGTAAGGGGAATCATCCCCATTACTTCTAATTCTAAAGCTAATGTTGTTTCCGCTGCCCTCTACGGCTTGTCTAACCATAGGATCATTAGTAGCTCCAAATTTAGCATTCCCAAAAACGACACTACCAAAAATTGCAGGAAGCGGAATAGAGCTTAATTCATAATCAGGCGGTTGGATAATTTCTGGGTCATCAAAATCAAAACGCATACGAAGCGTAGGTTGCGTTTCACCCTCAGGACTAAAAGAAATTCGAACATACTTAATAGTCTTTCTGGTTCCTACATCGCCAAAATCTAGGTTAGGCGTTTGATAAATTGCTTCTATGTTTGTAGTAACATTTGCGGGCGAAAAAGTATTTCCAACATTATGATTATAAACATAACCATCTTTATCGCCGTGATAGGCTTTTTCAATTCCTTCGTCGTTAAAACCAGCCGTTAGTCCTAAGGCTTGAATTCCTAAAGTTTCAGACCACTCAAAACCATTTTCTGTTAAGGTTCCTATAATGCCTTTGGAAATTCCAGATCCAAGTGCCGGATCAGTATAAAATAAACGATATTGGGATTTAGACCTAAGAACACAACTATCAATAGTGTAACTGTTTATAGAATTTGCAACATCACCAATAATGCTTTGTATTTGCCTAGATACAGAACTTAGCTCAACGTCACCAATGCGAGCTGTTCCTGCAATAGTACGGATACCATCAGGACTAAGGAACACCAAGTCACCACCAATTTCTTGTATGGAGTAACCAGACAAACAGCCTACGTTTTCTGTAATAGGTGCAATGTTTACGGTTTGAGGGTCGTTAATATTTGAAAGACGATGAATGCTATTCTTACAAAAAACAATAAGGTCTTCACGGAAACCCTTAATACCAACAACTTGATCAGAAATTGTTATGGCACCGGCGCCAGTACCTGAAAAATCAGTAGGATCATTATAAACACTATAATAAATGGTACTTAAATTATTTTGTACGCCAGCAGCTACAAGATGGTGATCATGAATTGTAATATATTTAACACCATTTGTACTATCTACTGTAACTTCTTCGGCAAAAAAAGTACGAGTTGTTAAAGCTCCCGTACCTTCCATGCGAAAAAGATAAAGTTCATTAGCACCATCTGAAATAATAATTTGCCCATAATCATAATTAGGGCCTTCAAAAATTGCAAAAGAACATTGACTTTGGTTGGTTCGCGCTAAAGTTACTCGGCCCGTAAAAGTAGTATAATTATCACCACTATTAGAAACAGCCGTACGATTAATTTGAAGCCAGCTTGTTCCGTCTTGACTGAAATAAATATTGGTGCCAACACAGGCAATAACACCGTCACCATAAACTGCAAGACCTAAAATTCTATTAGAGCTATTAGGACGCGCAGCGCTTGCCCCACCAAAAGGCGTAAAGCCATTGATGCGCCGATAACCGCCATCCGGGTCAACCTCAAAGTTTCTAAGCCTTGTGGCAAACCCAGGCTGTCGCAACATCTCAAATTCATTGAGGTTGGTGTTAAGACCGCCCTTGCATGAAATACCAAAAGGCTGTGACATTAAACAAACCTTACTCGGTCATCTTTCATGTAATCAGGCGCAGGCTCCATAAGATTAGATTTCATGAGGCGTAATCCACGCTGATAGTCTTGTGCAGCAAATGCCGCTGCCTGAGAGTTTTCTTTAAATTGGTGGATGTAGTAGCGGGCCCGTGCAAGTAACACCGGCTTATAAATATTAGGAATAACAATCTGGTCAGAATAAAGATTTAGTTCTGTCGGCAGATTGTAAGCATAAAACCAAACTCTATAGGTATCATCAGGAATAGGACTCAAACCAAACTTGCGGTTATCAGGACTCTTAAACACTCGACGAGGCTCACCCCAGTTCTGAGAAGTAGCATCATCATTATTTTCTTCTGCGCGATGAAAGTCTTTGAATTCTTCGATGGTAATATAACGCAGATTACGGCTGGTGTAGGGTTCTGCTGCCCCACTTACACCAATGGTAGTAATATAGAAATTGTCCCAATCTACATAGCCATAATCATCTACAAGGCTATCAGAACTAGGCTTCAATTCATACCAACGGGTACCAGCCGTAGTTTCAACGTATGCATTACCATAGAAAGGATCAGTATCTCCACTATCTGCAACTGCCAAAAAAGGCCACTGAGGCTCTTCGTTAACAATATCAAGGTATGCGCGATTAACACAGTCCTTCACATGCTGCTGAATACCAATAGCAGCCGAAAAATTTGCAGAAGTTAAAACAACTTCGTTTAACTCTCGCAACAATTCATTGGTCAACTGCAGATAGTTAGCGGACATTTAAATACTCTCAGTTGTAAATTAGGTGTTACTAATTATGCTTATAAATTTATTTAATACTATGCGGTTATACTATCTTCCTGCGGCCACCAATCTTCAGCGGCCTCAACGCCTTCATCGTCTGGTGATACAAACACCCAGCGACCGTCAGCGATCTGCTGCGGGATGGCCCAGCGCTCTGTGACCTGCTTATCTGGCTCGGGCTGTCCGGTCTTTGCATTGACGCCTACCTTAGCGCAACCAATGTCTAATGCCACCTGTGCCTCAGCAGCGAGGGCTTGTTCTTCTGTGTCGAAGATGCGGTATTTCATGGTTGCTCCTTATGCTGTGGGCGGGGTTGTTTTGTAGGGGTGCCCGGCGGGCAGGTCGGACTCAAGGCCCCACTTCCACGCGAGGTAGCCTTCTAGTTTCTGGCGGTCGGCAGTTGATAGGTCTGCGTTGCAAACGATGACCTCGCTGATGTAGGCATTTGCCCATCCCGTACCGTTTTGCTGCCTGCCGCCGATCTGGATTCGCGATGTAACTTCATCTGTTGACCAAGTCTGAGTAGCCTGCGTGATGTATGTAGGCTGAGAAGGACCAGTAGCAGTAACAGTGATGGTGCCGCCATCACCATTCGTGCCGCCGTTTCTGCCGACAGTTGCGATACGCGGCTCAAAAAGATCAGTCACTTGAACAGAATATGTATTGCCAGTATCTTTTCGGCCAGAATCGTGAATACCGATTTCTGATCTGGAACTCATGCGCTGTAGCAGTAGAGTGCCGCCGTTGGCGTCATTCTCGCCTTCGTCGGTTCCAACAATCGGGCGCCAAGCGGCGGTGTCGCTCAACATCTGAAACGCTGCTCCATAGAACAGGTCACCCTGCGAGCTGACGTTTGTCGTGGCACACGCCATTACGTCATTGCTAGCGTCAAAAAACAGCGACGGCTTTGAGTTGAACCCTGTTGCGTCATAGAGCGGCTGGGCAGACGCAGTAGCCTGAACAACGTGTTGGTCGTTCCCGCTCTTGTCGTTCCACTGGCTAACGTTCGACCCGTTCAGCGTGATCGTGCTGGCGTCATCAGCATCCAGCCACAAAGCTAGGTCAGCACCTAACTGTGCAGGGGTCCAAGAGACGCTAAGCGCCCTTCGCATAATACTAGGAATGCATTGTACGCTTACACCAACTCCAATTGCCATTTAAACCACCAGTGCGTGAATGCCAGTTGCGCTTGTTCCCGTTAACTTTACGCGGCTAACTGAAGAAATTAAATAAAAAAAGTCAGGAACGGTTACGGTTCTTTCAATATCGTCTTTATTTAAAAATACGACAGTGCCGCCTGTCTCAATATATAACCCAATCGCTACGTTGCCAGCGCCAACATTGTCTGTTGAATCGTTAGGTGTAACCGGGTAAAGATCATATACAAGACCAGTAGTATTTATTTTATTTATATACGAAAACGGATCTGACATAATTAATAACCTTTAGTTTGGTTTGCACTTAGGCATAGCTTCGCTGTAAGAAGGTTGTGAACCTTTCATCATGCCGCCCATAGCTTTTTTGGAACGGTGAGATTTGCCACCGCACATTTTGCCCATGCGCTTTTCTTTATTTTTGTACATCATCTTTTTTGTCTCCAAAGATTCGGTCCCAACCAGCAGCATATTTTTTGGCATCACCCTTCGGAGGCTTACCGACTTGCTTTTCGCGGACCTTAAGTCTAAAGGGTTTGTTTGGGGTTCCTACTAGCATAGTAACCTCTTGTTAAAACTCCGGGGGCCGTTAAGCCCCCAGAGAACTAGACGCTAGTTTTTAGTCGATGACGTAGTAACCACCGATGAGAGCCTCGGGCCGAAGCACCTTGGCACCATACACATGGAGGCCACGCACGATGTCGCCAAAGCTCGTCGGGTCACGAAGCACTTCGGTGCTGGTGATCGTCTGAGCGGTAGCCACGGCGCTGATGTGACCAGCCATGAGGAAGCCCGTTGCGCTGCTCACTGCAGGCACGTTGTTGGACTTGTACATGCTGAAGCCACGGAGCTTGCCGGAGCTGACAAGACCATTGCGGATGGAGCCTTGACCGGCGTTGTAGTCCACGGACAGAAGCTTCGAGGAGCTTTGCGAAAGCTGCTCGTAGAAGTCCGGGGAAGCAACAACCCAGCGGCCTTCTTCCGGCACGTTCTGTGCGTCGAGGAGGCGAGCCATACGGGCCAGGACATCCAGCGGGTCGGTTTCACCAACACCAAGGTCGATGGCACCTGCGCCGTCGTACACGCCAGAACTAAGAGGCGTACCGCTGTCAGCACCCAGGGTGTGATCAGGGGCAGAAGCAGCAAGGCCTGCCTTCATCTTAGCGAGGACGCCTTCGTCGAAAGCATCACGCAAAGCGTAAGCGGCGGAGCTGGAAGCAACTTCCTTGAAGTTCACATGGGACATGGAGGTTTCGATGTCGTCCACGATGAACTTGAAGGCGTTAGCCGTGTCAACAACCAGGGTGATCTCTTGGTCGGTGAGTTTGGTTTGCGTTACATCTTGACCACGCTCGTACTGGTACACGGTGATCGTCGGCTCTTTGATGATGCGAACGCTATCACCGAAAGCCGTGATCTCGCCTGCGTAGTCGGTGTTGGTGATTGCTTCAGCAACAGACGACTTACGGAAGAAGTTAAGAACCTTCTTGCTGTAAACAGCAGGCAGGAAGAACGAGTTGGTCTGACCCGAGACAGAGTTTGCGAAGTTCGCATCGGTATCGGTAGCCGGTTCAAAATACTGATCAGCTTGATTATAAGCCATGAGTTATTACTCCTAAAAAGACAAAAAGTAGTTTAAGGTGCTACCCTGCCTTCACGAATTGCAAGATCAATTTCTTGCTCATACTTATCGTAATCATCGATGGACAGAGCGGCGATTTCCCGCTGGGTCCAAATCTTCGGCTGCTTAGTATCGACAGCAGTAGTTTTGGTCGAAACAAAATCTGCAGCAGAATTTTTGGCAGATTGTGAACGATTCGACCGAGGCTTCGGAGCATTAATGTTAATGCCATTCTCCATCTTATAAAGATCGATAGCACGGCTAGCAAGAGTAACATTGTCTGGGTTGTTGTAAATCCAACGCTGAATTTCTTCAGGTTGTTCTTTAGCCCAGCTATGGAACTGCTCGTCACCGCGAATGTCCTCAAAATCGGGGTGCCGCTCGCGCAGTTTAGTTTCTGCTTCGCGCCGCGAAAACTCAGCTTCACGCTCTTCAATAGCTCGTAGCTTTTGTTGAAGGGCATTTACCTGATCTTGGCTGCGCAAATGAGCAACAGTCTCGACCGTTTCATACAACTCAGGATATTTGGCTTTAAACGCTTCAAGCTCTTCTTGGCTTCGCGGGGGCTGGTATTGAGGTTGTGCCCCTTGTGCTTGTGCTAGAAGTTCTTGCTCTCGTTGTTTAAATTCAGCAATCTTGTCGTCGTAATGCTTTTTGAGGTCATCATACCGCTTTTTATAATTGGCTCGTGGCCGCTGTTCTTGTTTAGTTTGAGGGGTCTCAGAGGCTTCTTCAACCTCTTCTTGAGTGGCCTCAGTTTCAAAGAACAACGAATCCGCACTGCCTCGTGAAGGCTTATCAGGCTCATGCCAGTCTTTACGGGCATTGTACGGGTTAGCTTTACGCTCCTCTACTTCAGACATCATTCACTCTCCTTTTGGGGCTTGTTTTGTCTTCAAGGTAGCCATGCTAGTCGCGTTTCTAACACAGGGCTTGAACTTACAAGGTGGCCTCAAGGTCAATATATTTTAAGGGTGATAAGGGGGGATTACTCCGTGGCCTTATCGGGTCATTAGGCTAGGCATGCGGTTAGCGTCCAGCATTTGCTTTTTCAATTCTTCTTCGGTCATTTCATCCGTAGGAAGTTTTGAGTCGCTTTGCATGGGGTCATTAACCACACCACCAATAGCCTTGCGCATCAAACCACCGTCATAGGCCCGCTCTGCGTCATCCATCATGGTTTGCAGATTATCGGCACCAATTTGATCGGTAGCTTTTTTGGTGAATACAAATTCACCGTCCGAAAGCCTTGCGGGGATGGAGTCGGACGTTCCGTCTCCGGGGCCTTCTACTTCTCCTGCGCCAGAAAATTCTGACGAGGCTAAGATTACTTTGTCGAAGATCATGCTAAGTTGATCGTCGGCCTCAAGAGCATTCATGAGATAGTCTAGCTCGTTTTCTTCTAGAGCCGACCCCATAACATACTCGACAAAATCATCTTCCATTTCGTCATCGGGCACTTGAGAATCCATAACATCCTGCATATCTTCTTCGGGGATGTTAGAGTAAGTGTCTTCAGGCGGCATCATTTCCATTTCAACCGGCACCAACAATGCACCACCTTCTGCCATTTCCATACGCGCCCCACCATAAAATTTGTTTACATATTCTCCCAAAGCCCGTTTGAGTTGAGGAGAAACGTCAAAGTTGTCTAAATCTTCATCAAAGATAGCACGAGCTGCATCATCAACAGTATCAAAGCCAAGGAAGTCATTTTGCTCTAAAGCTTTAAAAAGTTTATGGCCTTGAGGAGACATAGCCTTCAAGTCTTCAGCAGGAAGCTCAGCTAGGTCCGTAACACTTTCTCCTAGCATAATGCCTGCATTTTCTAAGTCATCAGCAAACTGATTGCGCGTAGATGACATGTCGGGAGCTTCACGGAATGCAGCCTTACCGGCTTTCATTGCGGCCTTAGCAACAAGAGAACCAAGACCATACTGTTCACGCTCAGGAGGAGTAAAAAGATTATTCATAGACTTTTTCCTTGCGCGCTACGTTCACAATATCTTTAAGCTTGAGGAGGTTGTCCAGAGAATTCACCTTCCCCTGGCGCCGGTACACTTCCAGTTCCGATGTTGCCACCACCAGTCCCTGTAGCTCCAAGTTCCGTTGGTGCGCCAGGAACTCCTTCAGGGCCTCCCATAGCTCCGGGTTGTTGACCAGCGGCGAGAGCTTCTGGGCTAGTTGCTTGTCCAACATTATTTTGCATTCCTATAATTTGTGCGGCGATTGCAGCCTCTTCAGGATCGTTGAGTATTTCGTCGGGGTCCAAGTCAAGGCTATAGGCCAACTCAGAGATAAGCTTGGACATCTTAACGAAGGGCGCAATGGCTGGGTTCTGGGCCGTTTGAAGGAACATAGTCAACCGCTGCGACCGAACCTCTTTCTGCATAAGACTGTTCGTGCCTTGAGCCTTAATCTCTAGATCGCCTTCGGTGTTAATATCACCTTCGAAGAATTGCATGTTCCATTGGAAGTATGCTTGGCCTAGAGGCTTAAGAAGGAAATCATCTAGGTTTTTAACCACAGTCTTAATGTTAAGGGAGGCAGCACCTAACAACATGGACATGCCAGAGGCCGTCCGGGTCATGGACTGTACGCCGGTCATGCCGTGAGAATAACTTGGGATGCCCGTTTGTTCGTCGGCAAGCTGCCGAAACTTGTCGAACATCATCATGTTTTCTTGAGAGGTGTTGGGGAACTTCAAACCATGGATTGCTTGTCCCGGCATTCCCGCTTGACGGCGAAATACTTTACCGGGATAAATTTCCATTGACTGTCCGCCAGCCAACATAGACTCATCTACGTCAAAGACTAGGGAGCCGCTTAGAGCCAGATTATCAATAGCCATGCGAGCATGACCATTCATAATTTGCTGGCTGTCGTTCATGTTTTCTGCGATGCCGATCCCAAAGAAGGAGTAAGGATTCCGCTCATAAGGGAATGCGTTGTATGGAATCCGGGCAGGAGTAAAGGGGTTGACAACAGACCGTAAAACTTTACCATTGCAAACCCAGGCATTAATTTGGATTTCGTCCAAGTCATCAACTTCTTCAGGAATGTCCATCCCGATTTCTCGGGCGTATTCGGCATCCATAACGCCCCAATACTCCAACACTTCGAACTTTGAGGATGCAATGCTGTCGGTTCGTTGGTCATCTTTGAGTTCAAGCTCATAGTCTTGTTCAACGTAGTTAGGGCCAAGGTTTAAGCACTCTCGAATTTCATCTTTGTTAAAGTAAGGCATTTTGCCCAAGGCTCGGAGCTGCGAGCGGTTGAGCTTGTGTCGATGAACAATATATTCACATTCTTCGATTGTCGTGGCATTCGGATCAGGGAAAAAGTCCCAGATGGAAACGAATTCAATGCGAGGTACACGGACAAACAAAGGATCGTAAACACGCCCTTCTTCGCCTTCAGTCCAGCGATGAAGAGTCTTGTTGAAGTTGAAGGGGCCTTTAATGATTCCCGTGCCAAACAGCGAGGCTTCGAAGATTGCGTTACGCAACTCACTGGAGCCGTTCGATTCATCAATCTGATCGTGAATGAGCTTTTCCATTTGGCGCGCAGCACTTTGAGCAGGCATACGCTCAGGAATCTGCGGATCAGGAACAGCACCTTCTTCAAAGCGATCAGCATTATCTTCAATGAGTTTGTCAAGGTATCGTTTCGCAGAAGAATAGGTTGCGCCGGGGGCTAAGGTACGCCCATCACCTTCATAACCAACATCAAACGGATTCTCAGTTTCTTCGGGGCTTTGAATAGAAATTGGGGTTGCAGCACTGGATTCTAAATCTGGCGTCTGTTCGTTAGTAAGATGAATATACTCTGCTACGCCTTCAGGTATCTCAGTCTCTGTAACCCCAATAGGAAACTTGCCGGTTCCAAAGATAACATCAATCAACTGGCCGTAGGCCGCCAAGACCTTAGTCTTAGTAATCTTAATGAATACTCGGGACTTCTCGGACTCACGGAACCGAACATTTTTCGGATATAAACCACGGAAATTATGATAGGCCGTAATCCAACGATTCTCATCGTGGTCTCGGGCCATTTGAGATTCGTAGTAACGGGACTCAATAAGCCCTGCTAGATTAGAACGCAGGTTCTCTTCTAGGTTCAATTGCATGCCATCTTCATTTTCGACATCTTCGAAATAAAGATTGTTGGCGCCTAGCAGGGTTATGTTGTCTTCAGCTTCTGCCATAAATTTCTCGTATTAGTACCCGAAGGTCTCGTCTGCCGGTTGGAAGTGCTGCTCCCGCTGGAACTCTCGCATGCGGCTCATGGGGTCTTGAATCCGTGGCCGCGACATAATTAAATAACGTAATGCGTCGTATGCGTGGTCCGAAGCGTGAGTATCAACATCCTCCGGGTTGGATTTATCCAGAGGAATACTTTGAAGTTCGCGTATCAGGTTAGGGCATGTATTAAATATTTGTAGTCGTGGCCTACCGCTTTGCTGTAGCTTCAAGTATTCATGGATTTGTATTTTACCTGCAATACGGTTCTTGTCTGCAGGTCTTAGTTTATGTCCTGCCCTTATTAGGGCTTCTGCAATTGTGGGGCCCGTGTGTCCGGTTCTAGACCAACAAGCCGTATCAAGAACTCCAGAGATCGACATGGGGTCTTCAACCTCCATGTTTGTTAGCATCATGGCTAACTCTTCTCCGGTCATCCCCTTCCGGTACAGTTCCCTATAGATTATAAGGGTACCATCACTTGGGTCTACTGCGCCCCACACACAACAAGACTCAGAGGCGTAACCGTAGTCAATGCCCTTCACTCTTTGCCAGTGTAGGGGGATTTCAAAGGGCGTAACAACATGCACGGGCGGACTGAACTCTGTGAATGCTGCGCCTTCTGCAACATCCCAATTCCCTTCTAAGAGCTGTTTGCGCTGTACGTCCGGTAGAGACTTGAGCATTTGCTCATAACGGCCATCAGTGGCTAGATACGGATTATCATCTAGTCTTGCTGGGATGAATTTCCGCGTGATTCCATCAGCGCCTTGAAAGCCACTGTTGGGGGGTGAAGGATCAATGTATCGCTTTTTGACCCAATGCGCCCCAACACCCCCTGGGTTAGCCGTGCAACGCATGTACGGAATAATTTCGGGGTCTGTAGTCCTGAGTCGGGATGCAAGATAATTCCAGCCAAATTCGGTTGCTTGGTGCGTAATTTCGTCAAAGCCGATCCAAGAATATGCTTGACCTTGGTAACGATAGACATCGGCATCACGCTCTAAGAATCCAAACTCAATCTTTGCACCGCTCGGAAACGTCCAAAGCTTTTCTACTTCACGGTACTTACAGCCAGGGAAAGCCCTAGGATACAACTCTCGGGACTTATCAATTAGTTCCCTTAGCTCTGGCATAGAACGCCGCAGGATGAGGGCCCTATGGGAAGCCTTGTGTGCATATCGCAGCGGGTCAACAAGCATGGCGTATGACTTGCCACCCCCTGCCGCACCCCCATATAATACATCGGTCTCACTTGCGGCTAAAAATTCAGTCTGGGGCCCTTCGTTGGGGCGGAACACAATCTTTTCTTCTAGTTCTTTTTTGGCTTGTGCGCTGACTGAATTTAGAACTGTGTCTTCTACGACGGCTGGTTTGCCGTTAAGCAACTCTAGTTTTTCGTTCTTGTCTTTGAGTGCTATTTTTTTGTTGGCTACTTGTTGTTGTAGTCTTTTTATTTCTTTTTTCTTTTTTGTTACTTGACGCCTTGCATTGATTTGGGCTTTAGTCTTAGAATGATAGTTGTAACCTCGGCCTGCTGCGCCTTTGGGCCTCCCCGCCTTCTTCTTTGGAGTCCCGTCTAACTTTAATACAAAGTTACCTTCTTCGTCTTTGAGGTAACTGTCTGGATTGATTTCCCAATCAGGTTGCTGCGACATGTTGTTTCTTTATAATTTTGTCTAGGCCCTGATGAGAAATGTAACGACCTGTTTTGTGACTAAGCCATAGGGCCCCTTCACGGAGCGATAAAGTCTTAGCATTCACCATAGGAACAATAGAATCTAAAGCCTCTAGCTCTTCATCAACAGAAAGAAGATAACGATTATCATCTTCATCTAGCTTGTAGCCGAATGGGATCGTACTGGTCCTTCTTTTAATCCGCATCCTCATACTCCCCTTCAAGAACGTGCATCTCTTTGGCGGGGAGAATGAACAAGCCTTGAGAGCCTTGGACATCTACTTCTAGTTTATCTTTTTTGCCTAGGCCTACACGGTCTAGGAGCGTCTGTGCGGCCTGTAGGCGGATGTTAGCTTGAGGCAGTGGGTTATCACTAGTAACCATCTCAACGACCTTCAGAGCGGCTTGTGGGGCGCTAGAGGCCATGATATTCTCTGCTAGCTCGATAATTTCCTTTCGCAATGACTTTGCAATGGTTGTATAAGACCCAGGAGCATAACCAGCAATCTCTGCTGCTTGTTTGAGATTGCCGTTACAAGCTACAATATTATCTAAGAATACTTGTTGCTTGGTTGTTAATTCTTTTTTATTGTTCATGTATTACATTATAACGCTGGTTTACAGTTTTGTCAAGGGTTTTATGACCGTTTGTCGGTTAGGGTTGACAAAACGGGATTTCACCTGTATACTATTAAGTGTATCCACCCCCGGTTGCACACCTATATAACCCCCGCCCATAGTCTTTAAAGCTGCGGCGAAAACCAGATAGGGTTCGGAGGTCTTTGGAGAGGTAGTTTCCAAAGCTGCGGCGCTATCTGGTAGACACGCCAATTCTTTCCAAATTGTATACCCATGTATATATATACCCAGTACCCCCCCTGGCCTCCTGCCCCACCCCCCAAAGTCTCTAAAGACTTTGAAGCCCTCCGAAATCCTTAAAGGATTTCCAATATCATGACGCCCGTGTAAAAAAACTTATAAAAGTTTTTTTTAATTCTTCCCAAATGCTCTAAAGTTTCAGAGAAACTTTAAAGACTCTTCGA